GAAAGGTCTCTTAGAAAGATATCTACGTTTGAAGGCGAACTTAAAAAAAGAGGTAAGTTTGCAGGTGAGATTGTAATGGCTAGGTTTATGAATAGAAGCAATAGCATGTTGGTTGCTATTCTTACTGCTGATGATAACATTGTTAAGTTCTTTTATGACTTACATAGAAGTGGTTCACATAGAGATATGTTCAAAGAAGGCGATAATATATCCTTATCTGGCTATGTTAAAAGCCATGATACATCAAAGTATTCTAAATGTAAGGAAACCTTTTTAAATAGAGTATCCTTAGACACTCAAGAAGATAAATAGTATTATAACTTTAACTAGGTGTAATCCTAGAACAGTTTTTAACTGATAGAGGTATAATATATGGCAGTCTTTATGAATGCCAAAGGTACGCAGAACTCTGTATTCCAGATAGGAAAACGTGGTTCAAAAGTCTTTGGCTCAACTACAACACCAACTGCATCGGAAGTAAGTACCGGTGACCTTTGGTTTGATGTATCCAATAATGAAACTAAAATCGCTAGTAAGCCTGGCGATAGTGTCACTTGGAATAAGATTATCACAGAGAACTTTGGTGACTTAACAGTAACAGGTAACCTAACAGTTCAAGGTACCCAAACTACAGTTAATTCAACATCAGTAGAAATCCAAAATGCATTTGTGTTCGAAGGAGCAAGTGCTGACGCACATGAAACAACTCTTACAACTGTAGAACCAACTGGTGATAGAACTATTAAATTACCTAATGCAAGTGGTAACTTAGTACTGTCTGGTGCAATAGATGTAGATGATATGGCGGCGGCAAGTATTGTAACAACTGCTGAAACATGGAATGATAATGATAGTGAACTTGCTACAACAGGTAAGATATCAGCATTCATAGGTACAGAGATATCAAATAGTTCAGTTATAATGCACACAACAGGTGCAGAAACTATGGCAGGTGTTAAGACATTTAGCAATGGTATAGTTTCAGATGTTACAGGTGATATTACAGGTGATGTTAAGCATAGTGGCTCAACAGTATTAGATGCATCAACAGGTGCATTAACAGGAACAGTTAGTAGTATATCTAATTTTACAACTGCAAACCTAACTGAAAATACCAATCTATATTTTACTGGAGCAAGAGCAAGAAACTCTTTAAGTTTAGTTGATAATGGTAGTGGAGAACTTTCTTATAACAGTTCAACAGGTGTGTTTACTTGGAGTGGAGTAACTTCAAGCACAACTAATGTAGACAAAGTAACTGCATTATCCTTTGGTACACTAACAGACTATGATGTAATTACTGCTTCAGCAACACTAACAAGCGACTTTGGAACTGTAGTAAACTCAGGCAATACAGAAAATGACCATGGGTTTGTATTTACAGATTCAGGCTTACCTCAACTACCAAGTTATTCAGTATCAACATTACCAAGTGGTGTAAGTGCAGGTGACTTAGCACTATGCACAGATGAAACTGGCGGAAGTACTGTAGTTTTCTTTGATGGTAGTAATTGGCGTAGAATGTCTGACAGGGCAGTAGCCAGTTAAACTTCTATACTTGCTTCAAATGTAAATGGATCTTGATCCGGAAATTCCTCATATAGCATTGCACTAATTTTATTTCCTTCGTCCTCGGATATCATTTCTTCTAAGATTATTTCATGTATGTATATTGGACCGTCAGTATCTTCGTCATCATATATTAGCACATCAGCACTAACTTTGTTTCCGTCTACACTAACTGCTTGGACTACTTTTGCAGGTACCACACTTTGCACGATGTCAAAGTATTCTATGACATCGTAATCGTCGAGTTCATCTCTTGTATTAAATCTTACAAAGTGTTTTACAAACATTTTAATTAATCCTTGGTTTTATCTGTTCCAGCATATAATCCGAACCATGCCGCACCGGCACCAACAATAATACTTATCAATCCTGATTGTTCTAAACTTGGATTTTCCAGTCCCATAAACCACATTGTGGAATAATAAAGCAAGAAAACATAAACACTTAAAAACAACCTAGGGAAGATTCTCCAGGCATCAACTGCCTTTGCTAAATCTATCATTTTTTGATACGGATTCTTTGAAGAATCTACTGTATTAGTATCTATCTCTAGTTCGATATTTACCTTTTTAGTTTCAGTTGTATCTGACATAATGTGTACTCCTATGTATGTTACATGTATTTATCATTTTTTTATTGACTTTACCAGTATGTGATTATATAATGCTTTTATGGTAATAAATAAATTGTACATACACAGAGGAAAACATGGCATTTAACAAAACATTCAATTCAGAAGAAGTCGCAAGACTTAAAAGACTCATTCAAGAAGGCGACCAAGTATTATATGAGGTCGATTCACTTCAAGTAGGTTTAAGAGAAACCGTCAAAGCAATAGCAGAAGAGATGGACATTAGACCTGCAATACTAAACAAAGCAATCAAAGTGGCACACAAAGCCAACTTTGGAGAAGAATCAGATAAGTTCGATGAACTAGAAACTATACTGGCGGCAGTCGGTAAAGACAACTTATAAACAATCTTTGTTTAGGGATATCACTTGAGTTATGTAGACGCATACCATGACAGGGCGAAAGACGTTATTCACGTCTCCGAACGTATAAATGGTAAAAGACATATAGTTACACACAAACCGGAATACAATTTCTTTTATGCCGATCCACGTGGCAAAAAGAAAAGTATATATGGTGACCCTGTAACAGAAGTTACATGTAAAAACTTTAAAGACTTTAAGAAGAACGTAGCAATTAATCGTGCTAGTGGAAAGTTATTTGAGTCTGATATCAAGCCATTAAATAAAACATTAGAAAAATATTATCACCCAACAACTACAGAACAACCTAAACTCCATACTGCATTTTTTGATATTGAAGTAGACTTTGATCCTATTAAAGGATTTAGTCCACCAGAAGAAGCATTCATGCCTATTACTGCAATTGGTGTTTATTTGGATTGGATGGATGCAATGGTTTGTTTAGCAGTACCACCTAAGACTTTAACATGGGAACAAGCACAAGAGATAGCAAAGCCATTACCTGAGGTAATATTGTTTAGAGATGAAGCACAAATGCTAAAAACATTTTTAGACTTGATAGATGATAGTGACGTGTTGAGCGGTTGGAACAGTGAAGGTTATGATATACCTTATACAGTTAATAGAGTTATTAAAGTATTGGGCAAGAGTGAAACTAGAAAGTTTTGTTTGTTTGACCAATTCCCTAGAGAAAGAACTTATGATAACTTTGGTAGTGAAAGACAAAGTTATGACTTATCCGGTAGAGTGCATTTGGATTACATGCAATTATATCGTAAGTTTAATTATGAAGAAAGACATAGTTATAGACTAGACTTTATTGGTGAGATGGAGTTAGGTGAAAAGAAAGTAGCCTATGAAGGAAGTTTAGATAGATTATACAATCATGATTTCCAAAAGTTCTTAGAATATAACATACAAGATGTTATGTTGATTGCAAACATGGATAAGAAGTTACAGTTCATTGACCTAGCAAACACTATTGCACATGATAATACTGTATTACTTTTTACAACAATGGGTGCAGTAGCAACAACAGAACAAGCAATTATAAATGAAGCACATCAACGTGGCTTTGTTGTACCTGATAGAGTAAGACGTAAGAGCGGAGAGGATACAACGGCGGCAGGTGCCTATGTTGCTTTCCCACAAAAAGGAATACATCAATGGGTAGGCAGTATGGATATAAACAGTCTATACCCTAGTGTGTTTAGAGCATTGAACATGGCTCCGGAAACTATTGTAGGACAATTAAGACCCGACTTCACAGATGAAGAACTAGCAAACAAAATGAAACTAGAAAAGAAAAGTTTTGCTGATGCTTGGTTAGGTAAGTTTGGTACCAATGAATATGAAATGGTAATGAACAAAGATGTTAATACTGTAATGAAACTAGATATGGAAGATGGAGGCACAGTAGAATGTACAGGTGCTGACGTTTACAATTTAGTATTCAATAGTGGTCAACCTTGGTGCATCAGTAGTAATGGAACTATATTTAAAACAGACTTCCAAGGTATTGTACCTGGATTATTAGAACGTTGGTATTCCGAAAGACAAGAATTGCAGAAGAAAAAGAAACAAGCAACAGACAATGAAGACATTGCATTTTGGGATAAGAGACAATTAGTTAAAAAGATTAACCTTAACAGTTTATATGGAGCGATATTAAATCCTGGCTGTAGGTTTTTTGATAAAAGAATTGGGCAGAGCACCACTCTGACCGGTAGGCGGATCACCCGCCACATGGGAGCAAAATTGAATGAATTGCTCACAGGAAGATACGACCATACAGGCGAATGCTTAATTTATGGCGATACAGACTCTGTGTATTTTACAGCCACTCCGGCTATGCCAGAAGATATGTCCTTAGATATGGACGGAGCAATCGCATTGTATGACCGTATCAGTGACCAAGTTTCAGATACATTCCCAGAGTTTATGAAGGAAGACTTTAACA